CCGCACCAGCTGAGTATTGAGAATCTCCACCACCAAATGTAATGGTAGATCTTACGGTTTGAGCAGCCCATCCAATAAGAATAGCTGAGTAATTTGTTGTTGAAACTGTAACAGCGGAAGCACCACCAGTAATTCCAAAAAATTCATTTAAAAATGCTACTTGACTTACATCCCAAGAACTTAAGTCTTGATCCATTGAAGTACTACTAAACAATTGGAACATATCTGTTACATTTCCTGTATTCCAACTATTTAATGGTCTATTAAATTGAGTAGCTAAAGTAAACATACCATTCATACTTGTAACGTTATCTACATTCCAACTATTTAAAGGTTGGTTATAGTTAGTAGCTCCATAAAATACATAACTCATATCAGCAACAGCACTTACATTCCAACTATTAACATTTTTATTAAATGCATCGGCATTAGCAAATATACTCCTTATTTGAGTTAAAGAAGTAGTAATCCAAGCATTTAAAGGTTGGTTATAAAGATCAGCTCCTGCAAACATAAAACGCATGTCTGTTACCTTACTCACATCCCAACTACTAATGTTTTGGTTAAATGCATCTGCTTCATTAAACATTTGGAACATAATTGTAACATTACTCACATCCCAATTGCTAATATCACTATTAAAAGTTGTTTTATCTTTAAATAAAGCAGTCATATCTGTAACAGCGCTTACATTCCAAGTATTTATTGGTCCATAAGCAACTA